GCGTTGAATCTTTGTCTTAAAGTTCTTGAAGAACACATTCTTGCCTGTTGTGCGTTAATGGCAATGTTGATAATGTCAATAGAGTCTCCTGGTGGCTTGCCAAAATATGCAGCAGGATCTTTTAGGCACATTAGTTTATATACTAGGTAGGCACAACCAATGGTTGATGTATGATCTTTTCCGCTGCCCTTTCCAAGTTGCAGAATGACCTCTGCCTTAGTGTATTTCTTGTAGTGTTCCTTGCCCTTCTCCTCACCCATAAGCCTAATTAAATCTTCCTCCCTGTAGATCTGACTCATAACTTCTACAAGATCTCTCTGAATCTGTGAAAGAGGTGGCTGCATGAGAAAGTTTTCGTCATGCAAAAAGGTGTCAAGATCTACTGGATCTTCCTCAAAGGGGTTGTCATCAAGGGCATCAAAGAAGTCGCTAAAATCAAGACTCATAGATTACTACTGCCTCTCCTGCTGGCCCAGACACCTCTGACAATCTTGTTAAAATTTCATTCTTAATCTGTGGATGCTTTGTTGCAACATCTTTAAGAATGTTCATGATAAGTTCTTGTTTTCTTTCTGTTTCTAGAAGTTGATCAGCAAGTTCTTTGTTTTCTAGAAGCCCTGCCTTTTGTAGCATATCTATTCTTCTTGATTCGATATCAAGAATTAGTTTTATTGCTGCATTCTTTGCAGAAAGATTTGATGTTGTCGTAGCCTCATCAACTACTTCATATGCTTGTTTAATAAGTCTAGAATAATGTTGATCGGCAGCAGACAATGCCTCCCTAGCCCTTGACCTTACTGCCTCTGAATTGCTAGCCATGGTCTTCCACTCTTTCAACAAAGAGGAGACTCTGGCCTTGGGTATATCAAGTTCCCTAGAAATTTCTGTCTCGTTTAGCCCCTTGATGTATTCAGTTGCTACACGATTAACTTCTTCAATATGTGTCAAAATATCGTTCATAGTGCTCCAATTATAGCAGCAGGGTAGGGTGTTGCCACCTAATGATTTGGTCCCTACCCTGCCGCCTTTTAATAGCAGTTATGGCCTGGATAATACCAATGCTTCTTACCACTACCATTTTGCCAAGCAGTATAGAAAGCACGATCTTGGTAATACCTTGACCATTTGTGAATTGGCTTATCGAACAAAGTCTTTATTTCAGCAGACAAGCCATCTTTTGTTTTCTTGGATTCCTTCAGCATCATCCAAACAAGCCCATCTCTCCATTGAGAGTCCAAGAATTGATAGGCTCCTCTTGCAGAGGATGATCTATTGGCAGCACGATAACTAAAACGGGACTCACGCTTCATAATACACTTACGAGAGTTCTCCCATTTAGATTCATACCATTTACCGCGATACAAAGATGGCTCATAGCCCTTCATATCGTCAGCATCAGCGGAACGAGCAGCCCTGTGCTCATGGCTGATGTATACGACCTTTCCCGTCGCAGTTGGTGCAGACTTAGCATACACCGCGTCAGAGGCAGTTGCAGGGGAAGTCATAGCGATTGCTAACACCATTCCTACAACACCTCCTATCAGTTTCGATTTCATCTGTTTCCTCCTTGCGGCGGCAACACTTTAGCCTAACAGAATTTACATGTTTTGTCAATCTAATTTATACATGACGGTGATTTATGTCACACAACATTTTCTTTAATTTTATCTAAAACAAACTTATTCATTTTTGATTGCTTGAATCTTTTGTATCTTTTAAGCAAGGGAACTTTAGGCTCCCAAAATCCAGCGGAACTGCAAGACTTTGCTTGCTCTATCAGTTCGTTGGTCATTGAGAATCTTTTAAACACAACAGTCTTATCTGTAAAAAACTTTATATAGGCAATGGGTTCATCTTCTTCAAGACTGACCTCTGTAATACCAGGCCAAACATTAAACTCTATGTTGAATGGCCTAAACCAACTTCCAATATTAAATAATCCTGGTACAACGGCTCCCCAAGATCTGTGTGGTGTTTGAGAAAAGTACGGACTGCTCACCATCATCTCAATCTCTTCCTCTGCGAAAAAGATAAGTGAATAATCATAACTAGCAAGCAACTGGTTTTCTAGACTAGGTGGACGATTTACAAACCAGCCGCCGTTCTTGCTTTCCATTTTACTAGAAACATTACCATCTTCTATAACAAAAGAGGCAGAAGTCTTTAATGGACTCTTCACTACAAAAAGATTTTTTGCAAGATCGGTTACTGCTGGACAACGCAAAAGGTTGTCGTCTGGATTACTCTTATTTTTATTAAGAGAAAGTTCGTGAATAAGACTTTTTGGCTCTTCATAGATCATTGACAGATCTAATTCTCCATTACGAACATTTGACCAGTAGACGTTGATCTTATTAGACATTCTTTGTGCGCCTTTTCCTCTTTTTAGGTAGGGGCTTTATACGATCTGGAGTAAAGGATCGATGACCGCACAGTTGTCCCTTTTCTAACTCATAGCAATCAATCCACTCTTTTGACCCATCATCTGTTCGCTGAACATACTCTATAAACTTAAACTTTGTCCCCCAGATACCCTTGATCTTGATGATCTCTCCAGACTCAACCGTCCTTCCTTCGGGGGTAGTGAATGTCGGTTCACGATGATACAGATGACCAAGTGGACTAACTACCTTCTTCCTGCGACCCATAGTGGCCCTCCAGCCTTTTGATTTCGTCACTAATATAAAAGATCGCCTTCTTTAAATCTTCTATATGCTTGTCTTCGTTCTTTAGTCCTGCTCGCCACAGGTATTTAATGGCGTTCCCTATATTATAGTTCCTATGGCGCACAATGTCAATACACTCTACCCCGCTAGGATCGCTTGTGTAGTGGCTTGGGTGGTTTACCATATCGTTCATTTCTTAATTCCAAACTTTTTCATCTGTCGGTAAATAATTTGCAAACTAACATTGCATTCCTTGGCAACCTCTTCTGGAGTCTTCTTGTCCATATGAAGACGCTTTCTTAGGTATGCCTCTGAATGATGCAGAGAACTTCCTCTAGGCATATTTTAGAACACCTTCTTCCAGTTGTCAATACAGTATGCTCCTATTGCAATAGCATCTGCAACATCGTCATCATCAATATGTAATCCAAATCTATCATTAACAAACTTAATTGTTCTTTGCTTTCTAAACAATCTTTCCTGAGACTTATACCAAGACTCTGACTTACCAGGAGTCCTTTGCCTAATCGTCTTTTTCTCTTCGTTTGTTAAACGCTTGTTGCCTGACCAGTTTTGCCATACCATGGGTACTACGCTTGCCATATGGTCTACCCCCGTCAATGCGGCAGCAGAAACAATTGCGCCATGGCTCATTGCCAAGTTTGCGGCAGTCTTTGGAGAGTTCAGATAGATTGGTTGCTCAATAACAATATGATTTAAAGATTTAAACTTGTCAAAGAACGCCCGTGTTTTGTGTGCAGCATCAATAATCTTTTCATAAATATCATTTCCCTGATACTTAATCTTTCCATATCTAATAAGTTTTTCATTCTCAAAATAAGCAAAGGCAAGGCTGTTTGTGCTTGCATCAATCGTGCAAAAAGACTTTGGCTTATTATTCAAAACGCTCATAGTCTATCAACCCCTTTAACTCTTTTAGTGTTCTATTTACTTGCTTCTTATCTACAGCACAATAACTACAAAATCCTGATTCGTTATATACGCTTAGAATTGTTCCACAACCATTAGAACATCTTCTTTCTTTTTGAGCAAGTTTTTTCCTTCTTTTAATTCTATACTTCTCGCCCACCTTTTCTTTTGTTGCCAATTCACGGCACTCTGGCGAGCAATAAATCTGATAAGAAACGTTTGGCTGAAACTCCTCAGAGCACCAGTCACAGACCTTCATGCAAGGTACTCCAGAGGCTCTATTCTCTCCTCACCTGTAGGAGCGGCAGCACAAGCCTTTTGTAGTGGGCATGTTTTACACACCTTTGAATTAGACCTATAAGGCTTCTTTGGGATCTCTCCGCTTTCCCACTTAGCCCTAACCTTTCTCATCCAATCAAAGGCGTGCTCAACCCATGCTAGGCTTTCTTCATCTGCTTCTACAGGAATGGCATGTAGTTCGTGAGAGTTCTTGTTTTCATAAAGAAGCACCCCCAACTTTCTGCCAAGTATCTTCATATAGATAAGCAACTGCATAAGGTGATAGTTTGGTGGCTTCGAGTGCTTGCGGTAAGAGTAAGACTCTTCCCTCATTGTTTTGATTTCAAGAACTGGTTGTGTCTCTCCCCATTGCAAGATACCGTCAGCAAAACCAAAGATGGGTGGGTCAGAAATCATCACCTTCTTCTCTTCTTCAACCATAATCCCAGCGTCTGTGATAGCCTTCTGAATGCGTGCATGAGCATCAATACCGCTTTGCATATTGGCTGATGCATAAGCATCTGCATCATCCTCAAACTCTGCACCCTCAAATGCGAGGAACCAGTACCGTGGACATGCACCATTTCCATAAACCAACGAGGACGGACTGAAAGACTTCTTCTTCTTAAATTCGGTTGTCCTATTTACCGTATATCCTTCTTCAATCTTAGAGATAAGTGCCTTAGTATCTATTGGTCCTGTTGGCTGCTTGTCTAAAACCTGTTTTAAAAAATTCTTTGCCATTATTGTTTTCCTTACTCGTAGGGAATAATTGTATCACTTTAGAATGAACTTGAGTGCTGCTACTGTCTTGTCTATCTCAGAGGATGCCGTGTAATAAATGTTCTTCTTTGCTCTATCGCTCTTGTCAACATTTGTCATCCAGGTTGCCTTCATTGCCATCTTTGCTGCAATTGCCTGTAGTCTAACT